GCAAAAAATGACCCGTTAACAGTTGACCCGTCAAATATTGACCCCTCAACGGTTGGCCCGTCAAATTTTGATGGATCAACGGTTGATAAAAAACTGCCGGTCAGGGGGGCGATGATTGACCCCGATCCGTCAGTATTAAAACCTGATCCGTCAGATAAAAGATCTTCTTGTCCGGACGTTTCACTGCCGGACGAAAAACAATCATCACCAGTTGAGCGATTTCTGGAGAAACACCCGGATGCGCATACCTGGAATGTACCGAAGCGACAGTGGGGTACCCGTGAAGATGTCGCCTGTGCGCAGTGGATTTGGGGACGGGTTGTGGCGTTGTATGAACAGGCCGCCAGTGATGATGGTGAGGTGTCACGCCCCCGAGAACCTAACTGGACGACCTGGGCGAATGATGTGCGCATGATGCGTATGCTGGATGGACGTAGTCACCGGCAGATTTGTGAAATGTTTGGGCGTGTCCAGCGGGATTCGTTCTGGGTAAAAAACATCATGAGTCCGGCAAAACTCCGGGAAAAATGGGATGAACTGGTTATCCGCCTGGGGCGTTCGCCCGCGCAGCGTTGCGTGAATCACATTTCTGAACCGGACACTGAAATACCGCCTGGATTCAGGGGGTGACGTGGCATGAAAAACATTGCGGCAGCCGGGGTTCTTGAACGTATTCGCAGACTTGCACCACAGGGGGCGGTTCCACCGTACCGGACGGTGGAGGAGTGGCGGGAATGGCAGCTTGCTGAAGGACGAAAACGCAGCGAGGAGATTAACCGCCAGAATCGCCAGTTGCGGGTGGAAAAAATCCTGAATCGTTCGGGCATCCAGCCTCTGCACAGCAAATGCTCGTTTGCGAATTATCAGGTGCAGAACGACGGGCAAAAACACGCGCTGAGCCAGGCAAAATCCATCGCTGACGAACTGATGACCGGGTGCACGAATTTTGTGTTCAGCGGTAAAACCGGCACCGGGAAAAATCACCTTGCAGCGGCGATGGGCAACCGGCTGATGGCGAAGGGGAGCAGCGTGATTATCGTCACCGTGTCTGACGTCATGAGTGTGTTGCATGACAGCTACGACAACGGCCAGTCCGGGGAAAAATTTTTACAGGAGCTTTGCGGGGTTGATTTGCTGGTCCTGGATGAAATAGGCGTTCAGCGTGAGACGAAAAACGAGCAGGTGGTATTGCACCAGATAATTGATCGCCGGACAGCATCACTGTGCAGTGTCGGGATGTTAACAAACCTGAATCATGCCGCAATGAGTACGCTTCTCGGTGAGAGGATTATGGACCGCATGACCATGAACGGTGGTCGATGGGTGACGTTTAACTGGGATAGCTGGCGTCCAAATGTCAGCAATCAGAGGGTTGTGAAGTAATTTTTGTCGGAGGACGTTTTAATGGAAACCGTATTTGACGCACTGAAAGCACTGAAAAAAGCCTCTTCACAGGTAGTGGCATCGCGCCTTGGAATCAGCCGTGAAGAGGCGGTCAACGAACTGTGGAAACTGAAGCGCCGCGGTGAAGCGGATAACAAGGGTTCGATGTGGTGGCTGATTCAGGCTGGTGAAAGTGAACCAGTGTCACCGGTACCGAAAGTGACAGCGCAAATGCTGACAGAGGCGATTGAACAACATGGCCCACAAACGGCGGATGAACTGGCACTGATGTTCGGAATTACCTCCCGCCGGGCGAATTCATCGCTGGCAATGGCAATCAGCAAAGGGCGTCTGATTCGCGTGAATCAGGGCGGTAAATTTCGTTACTGCATGCCGGGCGATAATTTACCAGCAGAGCCGGAAGCTGCATCCGCAGCGGAAACGGATGGTAAAGCCTTTCCTCAGCCAGCAGGAGTTGCGTTACCAGTCCAGGAAACAACGACACAGGAAGAAATGAAAACAGAAATCGAGGAAGACATTGTGAAGTTACAGCCATCGGTCACTGAAGCGAAAGCAGATGACCTGATTCTACCATCGCTGCATGTGGCTAACCGCGAGCTGCGCCGGGCGAAAAGTGATGTTCAGAAGTGGGAGCGAGTCTGTGCTGCGCTACGGGAACTGAACAAACACAGGGATATTCTCCGGGATATTACCGCCACCAGAGAGCAGCAGCGGTGAGTGGCTGGAAGAAGTGGCGCTGGGCTGAAATCCTGATACTCCGGCAGTGTGCGGGAACGATGAAAGTCGAAAGCATCGGTTATCTGATTGGCCGTAGTGAGTCAGCCGTCAGGACGAAAGCGCGGGAACTGGGTCTCAGCATGATGTTACGGGGTGATTATCACCAGTCAGCCAAATGTTCACAGCGTGATATTGAGCTGGCGCGGCAACTGCATCAGCGTGGTGTACCCCGACGGGAAATTGCCGAAAAGTTTGGGATGAAGTTGGGCGCAGTGAATAACTACGTTTATTTCGACAGGAGGGTTCAGGAGTGAGGGTGAGGGTTTATATCGCCGGTCCGATGACGGGATATGAAAATTTTAACCGCGAGGCATTTCACAAAGCGGAAGAGGTGCTGAAACGGGAAGGGCATACCGTTTTAAACCCGGCAGTACTTCCGGACGGGCTGACTCAGCCACATTACATGGATATTTGCATGGCAATGATTCGTTGTGTGGATGCGATTTACATGCTGAAAGGCTGGCAGCAGTCGGCAGGTGCAAGGGCTGAGCTGGCACTGGCGGAGAAACTGGGCCATGCGGTGATTTTTCAGGAGGTGGGCAGTGAATATTGACCCGGCGATAACGATTGATATGGCCCTGAACACCGGCCTGGCGCTTCTTGGTTATTTCTACATCATGTTCTGCAGCGGACGATGGCTGTCACTGTTGTTCATGAAAAAATGGAATAAACGCCGTAAGCAGGAGCAACGCCAGAAGGCAATGGATGCATTTTTCGAAGCCTTCGGGATTGACGGCATGGAACCAGGGGATCCAGCTCGCGCAATTAGCAGAGGGGGCGTAGTAATCCTTGTATACCGGAGTGAAGAGAAAAATGAGCGAGATCAACTATCAGGCACTGCGTGAGGCGGCAGTAGCAATTGAAACAGTAGCAACGCCTCAAAAATTGCTGGCATTTCGTATGAAAGTCACACCTCAGGTTGTGCTGGCGCTACTGGATGAACGAGATGCATTAAACGAACGCATAGCCGAACTGGAGGCTAATTTAGCGGAGCTGGCCGAAGACCAACAGAAAGCGATTGAGTCAATTAAGCAGGCTGATGCGGCTGTTAAGTTGGCACACGAGAAGTTTTCGGAGCTGGCAGCGGAGAATGCGGCGCTTAAACAGTCGGAGAAGGAATTTAATAACTTCTGTCGTCAGGAGTACTACGGTTGGGAGGACAACTTCACGGAAACCCCAGCCACCGATGCTTTTCTGGCTGAAATTCGTGCGGAAGCACGCAACGAGGGGATTAACTATACCGCCAGCCGTCTTGCTGCTGCGTTCAATCACGGATTTATCAATAAGTCTTTGCGTGAAGTTTTCGACGTTACGCGCATGATTCTGTCAGCGAAAGAAGAGTTGGCTAATGAACCGCATCCGATTGATGGCCTGTCTGGTGAATATGCGGAAAAATCCCTAGAAGAATGGGCGGAACAGATTCGCAAAGGAGGCAACCAGTGAGCAAGATTGACTATCAGGTACTGCGTGAAAAGGCAGAAAAAGCAACGTGTGGTGAGTGGTCTCTCGAATATGGAGAGAGCCGATTTGATGGTGATGATGCACTAATTCATCGCGAGGCTGCTGGATATATTCCCATTTGCAGAATTGAAGGAGCGCATCCTGAAAGCGGTTTCGATGAAGATTTCCAAATGGAACAGCAGGCCAATGCTGAATTCATAGCAGAGGCCAATCCGGCTACTGTGCTGGTACTGCTGGATGAACTGGAAGCCGCAGAGAAGCGCAACGCAAAATTACAAAGCGAGAATGCATACATCCGCAACCGGTACAAAGAACTGGACCTATTAATCGGGAAAAACATTCTTGTCATGCAGGCTGCGATTATCGAATGGCAGGCAACTGGCGACGCTAAAAGCGGACTGGCATGGATTTATAACACACTGTTTGGCCCAGGCGAGTTGCCGGACGAATCTGAGAAAGATGCTCAGGCCTACTTTAATCGCAAATATGCACCGATTGACGAAAAGCTTATGGCGCTTCACAAGTGGTTTTGGGAACAAAGTGAAGCCGAATTCGCATCAAAGGAGAGTGATATGAGCGCTATTACCAAAGAGCGACTGCTGACAATCAGGCAGTGGCGCGAAACATACGTACCTGGTAGCAACGTTGTACTGCCAGCAGAAGAAGCGGAAGAACTGGCACGGATTGC